AAATTCCGCACGTAACCTCTTAGGCTTGATGCAACAGCGCCGCCATCGGGATCGCGGTCCCGTTGCGCGATACAAAGAAATCGATCTCGAGATAGTACGACAGCATGTCGATGTGGTCTTGCCGCACTGCCGCCATAGCCAAGGCGTATTGGCGCTTGTATTCGGCAAGGTCGCCGTTCCGCTTGGCATCCCAGGCGGCGCGCATGTGGTAGTCGGCTTCAGGCATTGGCGGTCTCCCGCAATAGCTCGAGCCCGATCCGCAGCAGGTCTTCGCTCAGCCGTTCGCTGGCCGCGAAGTCGCTAAGCACTTTCTCGGGCGTTTGGTCTGCATCGATGTCGCGACGCACAGAGTCAACTAGCACCTCCGTCGATGCGATAGTTATACTCCGTTCGCGCGCCCACTGCGCTATGGCCGCTTCGGTACGGCCCCAGCCGTCGATGTTGTCGCCGCCAAGGTTGAAGCGCAGCTTGACTTGATCGCCGGGACGGACTTGCACTTGCGCCAGCTCGTCGATGCTAGAGATCGTCAGCATCAGCTTCTTGGGGCCGTCTAGCGGTATCTGCAACGCGATGTCGTAGGCTTCGTTCAGCAGCAGCATGCGGCCTTGGTAGCTGTCGCCGTAGCGTATCGGATGCGGCGCGCCGACATAGGTGATGTTGCGGATTTGCTGCGGCACATGGATATCGCCCGAGTAGATTTTCGCGACGCGCGGCAAGATCGGGAAATTGTCGTTGGTCATGACCGTGCCGTTCTCCACGACGGCGCCGGTCACGGTCGCATGCATCATGATCGCCTGGAACTGCGACAGTTTCAGATGCGCCCAGTCGGTCTTTGGCGTCGGCGTGAACGGCAGCAACAGCAGCGTGCCGTTTCCCCACATGCTTGGCGTCGTGATGTAGTGGATGCCGTCGATTTCGTTCAGGAACTGCCAGAAGGCCGGTTCGTGCATTGGCCGGTCGTGGTTGCCTTGCAGGATCACCAAGGGCGCTCGCGCGGTAATCTGTTTGCACGCTTCGACCGTGCGATTGACCAAGGCCGCGCTGTGCCGGTCCTTGCGGTCCCACGCATCGCCAAGGGCGAACACAGTGGCGATGTCGTACTGCGCCGTCGCTTGCACGATGCGGTCGATGACGTGCCAGCGGTATTCGTTGGCCTCTTGGTCATCGAGATGCAGGTCTGTACAGAGCAGGTAGTAAGCCATTATCGCCTCGGGCGCGTCAGCATCTTTGTTGCGTCATCAAAGATATACGCGTCCGCGCGAAGATGATGGGCGGTAATCGCACGGCCCGTCGTAAAAACGGCGCTATCCACCGGACACAAGATGATCGCCGGCAGGCGGTTCTGCTTGGCGATCAAGATCGGTATTTTGTTATAACGCTGCGCGGCGGCGACGGTGGCGCGCCAGAACTTCGCAAGTAGCCCGGTGCCTTTCAGCAGCGCTTCAGCGATGTCAAGGTCCCGGTAAAACTTAAATTCAAAGAGGCAGCGTTCACACAGATCGTAGCCTTGGCGCGCGATGGCGGTCATGTCGCCGCTTTGCGCCAGGTTTACGATTTCTTGCCTTAGCTGAAGCGTTGCCCGGCCGCCTGACATCGAGCTTCGCCAGAACACGTCGTCGCGTTGGCCCTTGGTCACGAACAACGACAATCTCTTGCAGCATAGCCGCTCGAACGCCGCCCCCTTGCTGTGACCTCCGCCGGTCTTCATCGTGTGCTACCACTATAAAGCTCTTCAACGGTGCTAGATATCGTATCGACGCAATCCGCAGCCTTCGGTTTGGTCCGGCAAAGACATTCTTAGGCGGCTCAGGCAGCCACACCGATGCCGGGATCAGCCATGTCACCATTGGACAAGCTCCCAGGTCGAAAAACGCTCCAGGCGGTGGCGACAGCGGCGGCGGCGCACGAGATGCGGCCGGGCGGTGCCGTCGCGTAGCCGTTCATAGAACTTGATAACACGGTTGTCCCGGTGGCCGCAACTCGGGCAAGGCAGTTCGGGCTTTCTTTGGCGGACTTTTCTTGGGCTATAAAGCGTATTTCGGAACTTTTACCTTAAGGGCCTCTTCGATTTCCAGCCACCGCGCCCGGGTGTGGGCGCGCAGTTCGCCGGCGAACTTGCCCAGCTTGTCGAGGTCGCGCGCTTCGCGTGCCCGGCGCACTTGCATCGCGTACCGCTCTAGCGGGTATTGCAGCTCCGCTTCGTTGGCCTTGTTCTTCTTCAACCAAGCGATCATCGACAATTCGTCATCGACGCCGTAGCCAAAGACCAGCAGGAATTCGACTTCGCGGAACGGCTGGCTGATCTTGTTCTTCTTGTTTTGCGCCCGGACCTTGATGCCGATGGTCCGTTCGACATCGCTGACGGAGCGGCGTTCCTTGCCGCTTTCGTGCAGCCAAAGGATTTGCGACGCATAGAAGTCCAGCGCATTGCCGCCGGCGCGGCGCTTCGGCACGAACATGTTGCCGATGTTGTCGCGCGTCTGGGAAATGACGAACAGGCAGCAGCTCTTGTTCTCGAGGTCTTTGGCTTGCCGCCGGAACATCTCGCTGAAGACCTTGGCCTTCTCCGTGCCATAGGTCTGCTTGTCGCTGATGTCGCGTGCGCTTTCGCCAAGGCTGCTTAACGCATCGGTCGAATCGATGCAGTACAGCGCGGCGCGGCCTTCGCAGCGCTTCAGGAAGTCCGACAGGTCATCGCTCCAGGCTTCGGCGGTGCGCACGTCGCGGGTCAAGGCGAGGCCTTCAGGCATGCCAAGCGACCGCGCATAGGCGTCGTCGAACGCCGCCTCGGTCTCGCAGTAGCGGATGTTTTCGACGCCATACAGCCGCGCGAAGTTGGCGCAGGCCTCGATGGCCAGCAAGGTCTTGCCGCTGGAACTGTCGCCAACGACGTTGACCATGCGCCCCAATGCCCAGCCGCCACCGTTCTGGAGATCAAGCAAGGTGCTCCCGGTGGGGAACACCTTGACTTGCGGCTCTGCCGTGGCTGTCGGGCGGCGGATCGGTTCGATAGCCATCACGACGTGAACTTGGCGCGCAGTTCCGCCGCGCGCGCCCGGCCATCAGCGGCAGGCTGTTCCTTCGGTGGATCGCGGTCAAACGGCAATTCATCGTCGGCGCGCTTCTCCGGCGGCGGCACATCGCCATTCGACTGGCGGTCGCCGCCATTGTTAGGACGGCTGATCGGTCGCGGCGTTTCCGGTTCGACGCGCGGCGGTGCTGCCACGACCTGTTCCGGCGTTCTTTCCGGCGGAGCATCGTCACGGCGCCGGTCGGTCGCCGATTCGAAAGCCGCCAAATGGTTTGCCCGGTCGTCGCGGTCATTGGTGGTGGCTTCGCCGCGCCCCGCGCCTTCGAACAGGCGCTTGACTTCGTCGTAGTCGCGCCACCGCAGCGCATCAGGCAGCGCATGCGTCTCCAGCCAATCCAAGACCTTCGGATTGATCGAACTGCTGCGCCGCGCCAAATTGACGCCGCTGTACTTCGTGTTAATGCCTTCGCCGTCCTTGTCGAAGTAGATGTCGTAGCCCTCTTCGGGATGGTCGATCACAAAGTAGGCGCCGGTCGTCCGGTCGCGGCTTGACTTGCTGATCTCGCGGTCGATGGTGTACGGCATGCCCCACGCCAAGACACCTTGGTTCTCGTCCTTGCGGTTCAGGATGAACGCCAGCACCCGCTTGGCTACGCGCAGTTCGCGCGCTTGGTCTTCGTCGCGCGCCTTTTCGGCGCGAACCCGAGCTTCGCAGATCGGGCACGGCTTCGCGAGCATCTTGAACAGGCAGATCACGCTGGCCTTGTCCGGACCGACTTGGTAATGCACCGACACGTCGATGCCGTAGTGGTTGGCGTCTTTCCAAGCAGGCGACGGCGGCAGGATGCGGACGTGGTTTTCGCCCTTGGCCGGCGTGTAAAGCCGGTACTCTTCCTTCAGCCAGCCTTCGAAATCGCTACCGGTCTGGTTGGCGCGCTTGTCCCACTGCTCTGTGCTACGAACTCTGTATGTAAAAGGCATTAGAAATCTCCGGCATGTTGCCGCTAATTATACAGCGGTTTCACGCCTTTTCGACTTGCCGCCTGGCTTTGTTTTCGGTCTGGCGGAATTCGGCGATGGAACGCAGCACGGCGTAGGTGCCGACACGCAGCACGAGATAGACAAACAACAAGATCAGCACGGCAAGCATGCCATACCTGACCACGTCAATCGCTAGGTCTGCCAATGTGTCCTCGACTCATGGTCGTCCTTACCGCATGTATCTGCGCGCGCCGGTGCTCGTCAATTGATCTAGGTGTAATGAACCCCGCCAAAACCATGTCTGCGGCCTTATTGAGCAAAAAAACTTGGTCGTGCAGGTTCTTTGCCAAGGCGGTGCAGATGTCGGCTTCGTAGGCGGCGGCATCAAGAGCGCGGAACGCCTGCTTGACTTCATCGTCCAGCGGGATCGATGCGGCAATGCGTGCTTCGCTGGGTTCCTTGCCGCCGATCAGCACCGCGCGGACGCGCGCGCCGGCTTCCGCCTTGACGATCTCCAACGTGTGCTTTGTGACGCTGTGCGCATTGTCGGCCCGGGCGGCAAGCTCCGCGGCATCTTGCAACACCCGCGGCGTCGTCATGAAAGCATCCTCGAGTTCGTTCAGGTCGATCCCTAGATACCGCTGAAGTTGGTAATAGCGGTCGCGGATGCTAACGGTTGTTTCGCTGTTGTCGTTCATCAGGCTGCCTGTATGAAGATGCGGGGTCCCACAGGACGCGGCCAACCGCGTTGTAGAATATGGATTGCGGGTCGTATGAATGAACCGGCTGCGTCAAGTAGGACAAAATGTCCCAGTAGTGCCGCGCCTGTCCTTCGGTCGTCTTTTCGTGCTTCATCGCACCGGCAAGGTAACGGCACGCATGGATCAGCGATCCTTCGGTGAAATCGTCGTCCGACATCTGCTCGAGCATGCGCTTGACGGAATCCCAGCCGCCTTGCTTGTGCATCAGCATTTGCAGGATTTGCACCATCGGTTCGCTCGAGCCTTGCAGCATCGCAATGCGTTCCGCTTCGGCAAGCGACGGCGCGTCGTAGCAGACTTGCAGCAGGTTCAACGCCTGCCGCGGGCTGCCTTCGGAACGTGTCACGACCAATTGGAAGATGGCCGGCTCCAAGGCTTCGGCCCAGCCTTCCTTGGCGATGACATCGAGCAATAGGTTTTCGACTTCCTTGGCCTTGCTGCGCTTCAGATCGACACCGTGGCAGCGTGTCACGACGGTGTCCGGGACGCGATAGCGTTCCGTCGTGCAAAGCGCCAGATACAGATGGTCGGGCGGTTCTTCCAACGTCTTTAGCGCCGCGTTCCAGGCGGAACGCGACAGCATGTGGCACTCGTCCAAGATCACCATGCGCGACGATGCCGTCGCCGACATGTAATAGCCGATGTCCATCAGGGCGCGCATCGCATCGATGCCGTTGTTGCTAGCGGCATCGACCTCGAGTATTTCGGAGCCGATTTCGCTGCCGATGATCCGCGCCACCGTCGTCTTGCCGACACCGCTTGGCCCGGTGAATAGGTAGGCATGTGGCCGTCCCGCTTCGCCAACCCGCCGTTGCAGCGCGGTCAGCGTCTCGAGATTGCCGCAGCCAAGCTTGTCCGGCTCAGCCGGCAGATAGTGCGCGCAGGCTTCGTCAAAGCTCTTCGGACGGTAACGGACAATGAGCGGCAAGACAGAGTTTGACATGTTTTCCATGCTGCCATTATACGTCGGTTATCAGCGGACGTAGTCGCCGGTGTATTCGAACACGTCGTAAAGCTCCGCCCATGAGTAGCCAATTTTCCATTCAACCTTGAGAGGCACGATCTGGAAGCCAAACCGCACCTTGGTCATGATCCGACTGATCTCCTTGATGTAATCCATCACGCTGTCGTCGTCCGGCAATGCCAGGACCAGATCGTCGTGGATGTTGATGCGCGGCATCAGGTAGGGATCGCGCTGCTTCTTCGACAGTTGATAGAGTTCGTTCTGCGCCTCGAGCACTAGTCGTGCCGCCGTCGATTGGATCGGTGTATTGATCGGTTCGTTGCCGGTCATGATGCCGTAGCGTTCGACGCCGCACAGGTTTCGCGTCGTGCCACTGTCGAAGTATTCGCGCCGCCGCGCCTTCAGCCAACGGTTTGCGCTGTCGTAGCGCCGCCAGAACTGGCCAAGCACCTCGGTGGCGATCTCCAACGGAATGCCGGTGCGATCCGCGACGTTCTTGGCGGTCGTGCCAAAGAACGACGCAAATACCAGATCGCTTTTGATGATGTCGCGGCCTCCTTTGCGGACTTGCTGGTCGGTATCGTTTGGCGTGACCTTGTGGCGCAACCGCTCGAGATAAGGCGGATAGGCATTTAGCACGTGGTCAAGCCAATAGCTGTGGATGTCTTCATTGCCGATGATGCTGTCGCACAGCGCGTTGTCCTTGCTGGCCATGCCATAGACGCGCGCTTCCAGTTGGCCGTAATCGGCGCTGGCCCACACACAGCCGCGTGGCGGCACGATAGGCGTCCGCAGTTCGCGGTCCTTGCGCTTCGGAAAATTCTGGCAGTTGGGGTCTTCCGCCGACAGGCGGAAGGTCCGCGTCAGCATCGTCGAATAGACCGGGTGGATACGCTTGTCGGCGAACCGCGCCGGCACTTGCAGCAGCGGCTGGACGTAGGTCGAATCCAGTTTCTTGGCATGACGATGCTCGAGCGTATCGCGCGCCAGCGGATTGTCCGGGGCTGCTTGCGTCAATGTTGCATCGTCGGTCTTGTAGGTGCCGTCCGAATTCTTTGGCAAAGGAACCCGGCCGTACTTGACCAAGGCTTCGCCAACCTGCTCTGGCGATCCGATGTTGAATTCGGTTCCGGTGTCGCGCACATACTGCCGGACTTCATAAATCGTCTGCGCATGGACGCTGGCGGCTGTGGCGCGGCCACCCCACTCGTCGTGCAGCCGCTTGGCCGCTTCTTGGTCAACATCCAGGCCCAGCAACTGCATCTCGGTGACCGATTCAATCGTATCGAGGATGCTTTGGTAGCTGCGCTCGCTGACATGCGGCCCAAGCTGTTGCATGATGCGCCAACTTCCCCACGCATCCAGGCCGTTATACGGCAGGACATCCTCGAGCGGTTCCAAGGCCAGCCGGTCGCGGTTGACGGCAGACAGCTTCTTGATGTTGGTACCGGTATACAGCCGCGTCAGGATGCCAAGGTTCAAGCAGGTTTCGCGGCGTTGGAACAGCCGCGCCGCCGCCATCGAATCGTCGAAGCCTTTTTCCGGCTCCCAGGCGATGCCGCTGCGCCGCGCATGTTCGTGCAGCCACGCTAGTTCGAACCCGGCATGGTGCGCGATCCACCGCAACGACCGCGTCACGTCGAACAGCAGCGGCAAGCCCCAATCGGTTGGTTGCCGCCCGTGCCTGACCGGCCATGCCACGGTGATTTTGCCATTGCTGACAGCGGCGGTCAGGATCGCGGCGTCGATCTCGTTTGGCCGCAGCCCGGTCGTTTCGATGTCGAACCCGATAGGCTTGCCTTCTTGGCGCAGCTTGTCGCACCAGCCGCGCGCTTCTTCTTCGCTGTAGGCGCAGATCACGTCGCTTGGCTGCGGCTTGTCGATGACCGGTTCCGGCCAGCGGTCCACGTTCTTGAAGAACGTCTTCAGGTCGTTGGACAGGATCGGCAGCATCGGCGACCGTTCGCCGCCGGTGCGGTTGACGAACGAAGGATGCAATGTCGGAAAGTACCAAAGCAGCTTGCCGCCGATCTCGACCGGGAACTTCAGTCCCTGCACTTGGGTGATCGTCGTCTCCGTCAGGAAATGCGCCAGCGGCGCACCGCCTAGGCCGAGAATGGCTTTGTAATTGCCGGCGGCGATGTCGGCTTCCAGATGCATCGAGCAGCAATGCGTCTCGCGCGCCGTCGGGGTGCGGTTGTTAGGCGGCCGGCAGCGCACGATGTTGGTCATCGCCAGCCGGTCCGTCTGCCGCGACGGCAAGACCTTGCGCAGCAATTTCCCCGCGACCCCGACAAACGGTCGTCCTTGGCGGTCTTCGTCTTCGCCAGGGCCTTCGCCCAGCACCAAGATGTCGCCGCTGCCTGATACCGGCATCTGCGGTGTCGAAAGCTGCGTCCAGGTTTCCTTCAGCGGACAAGCATCGCAGCCGCGTTCGCCTTCGGCGATGTCGCGCTTCTTGCGCTTGCCGTTGGCTTGACGCAACACCGTCGCCGGCAGTTGCGGCGGAACGACATCGACGAACCCGCGGATCGGATCGGTGCATTTATCCGCGTTGCCACCTGAATTCAAAGCCATCACGCTTCCTAGCCGTTACCATTTCGCGCCAAGCACAAGAATTATACGTAGCGCGGATGACGGCTCGTTCACGTGGCGAACCGGATTCGATGCCGATTCGTGCTTATCAGCTAAACCATCAAGTAGCCAAGCCGACGCCGATAAGCACGCGGACCTTGCGGCACGGACTAATCGGCGCGTCCGACGATGCCGAAAACAAAATCCTTGGGGCCGCGCAGGATCAGGCTGCGCTGTTGCGCGTAGTCGAACACCAGGTCGGTGGCATGCTCCAGCGCCTTCGCCACGCGATGCGCTTCGAGCTTGACCGGCGGCACATCGTAAGGAACTAGCGCCCGGCTTTCCGATGTATCGCCGGTTACCGTGTAGCTGTCCTGGGCCGACCCGCCGATCTCGGTAAAGGACAGGATGGTTTGACCGCCGATGACGGCGATGTCCACCGTCGCCTTCTGGCGGTCGGCGGCCAGCGCATCGACGCGCTTCAGGAACGCCGTCACGATTTCGCGGAACAGCGGCACCTTGATGTTGGCGTTGTCGAACTTGGCCAGGGCGGCAGGCAGGTCGTGTTGCATCGGCGCGGTCTGGTTGAGCAGCAATTCCACCTTTGGCGTCATGCAGTAGACGGCGCGCGCATTGCTCGCGAGCATCGCTTGCCCGTCGCGCTTGACGACCGCCGCCAGCAGGCTGGCGGCATCCGGCTTCAACGTGATCGTTTCGGGCGCTTGGATCGCATCGCCAAGGCAGCACCGCGCTAGCGAGAACACGTCGCACGAATAGGCATAGGCCTTGTCGCCGTTGTTGCGTATCTGGATGCCTTCCAGGCCAACCGTGCGCATCGCCATCGAACCGCAGGCTAGCGCGCCAAGCTCCAAGCCTTCGCCGAATTCCCGCCTGACCTGCTTGTCAGGCACCGGGTCGCTGTATTCCGGTGCCGGCACGTTGATGCCGCCTTCGGCTTGGCCGCTCAGCAATGTCATATGGCCTTTGGCGCGGTCGCCGCATTGCCAGCGCAGCGCGTTGTCGGTCGTACTGACGATCTGGAATTCTTGGTCGGGCAGCGATTGCAGGATTTGCAGAAAGTCGTCGGCCTTGATGTACACTTCGCGGTCAAGCCCGCCTAACGCCGCTTCGGCTTGCATGCAGCCATACGGTGCGCAAGCGCGGATCGATGTCGGCGCTAGCGCCAGGACGCGATAGTTGACGCTAAGCGCTCGGGCGTCGGTAAGTTGGCCGAACAGGTTCAGCAGGCGGTACAGTTCCGGGGCTTTCATGCGGGCGGTTCCTTTCGTAAAGGCTTTCGATGGCGACCGTGTAACGGCGCATCTTCGGATCGTTGTTGGTGATTTCCGGATCGCGCGCGAAGCGCTGCCAGTACAGGTCGTGCGTATCGTTGCGGACGTAGTAGTATGACAGCAAAATGCGCTCCTGCTCCGCCGCGCGCATGATCGGAAAGGCTTGCGTCGCGTTGCTGCTGACGACGAGGTACATCTGATAGGTCTGATAGTCGGGGTCCGCCGGCGCATCAGGCGGTTCGCGCCCGTTGACAAAGCCGGGCCGGAACGCAAAGCGCTGCGGTGCTAGCAACGCGACCTGTGCCTCGAGCTGTTGGAACCACTTGATCATCAAGATGCTGCGGGCACAGGCGCATTGCATGCCGTGTTCGCGGTCGTAGGTCGCGCTGTGGCCTTGCCGGTCAGGATGACGGTCGAAGATATCGCGGCGCATGCCGTTTTCATCGAGCAGTTCGACCAAGGCTTCGCGTTCCAATTCCGACAATGTCCCAATGTCCCGCGTACCGTGGCCAGGGCCATGGTCGTGCCGGGTGGACAGCATGATGTCGCGCACCATAAACGCCGTGAAGACTTGTGCTTGGATGCGCCACGACGTGGTATCGCTGCTGGCCCACGGAAACGAAAACAGGCTGCGCGGCCGGGCATCGCCAAACATATGGACTTGCACCAAAGGTTCGCCGCTCTGGTTGACCAGGTGCGCCCATGCTAGTTCGTACCACTTGTACGCCGCTTCCGGCTGGCTGCGCAGCGAGGTCGCGGCCAGCCCGATATGGCGGCAGCCTTCGTCAAGGTAGCGGTGCAGCCAAGAAATGTCTTCGCCTTGGTGCAAGACCGGCCAAGGGTCCAAGCCGCGCGCCTTCATGTAGCGGAAGTTGGCGTAGCCAAGCTGCGCGGCTTCGACGGGGTCTTCGGGCTTGATGACATCCAGCGCAATGTAGTGCTCGATCCAGTCAAGGTTCTCGAACAGGAAGTTGCTGTAGGCGGCGACATCCAGCGTGGCGCGCCGTTGCCAGGCACTGTATGCACCGGAATCCATGATGATGCTTGGCTTGTAGATCATGGGTTTATCCAGAGCGGTCATCTAACGTCCGCCATTGCGCGCCATGGACAGGAATTCGCTTTGCGCGGCTGGGTTGGACAGGAACCGGCCGCGCAAAGCGGTCGTGATCGCTTTGCTGTTGGGCTGTCGGACGCCGCGCGAGATCATGCACATATGCTGCGCCGACAGCGACACGGCGCAGCTTGGCGCGATCTGGTCCGCGATGAAGTCGGCGATCTCCGTCGTCAGCCGCTCTTGCACCGTCAGCCGCGCCGCGAAGTGCTTGACGATGCGCGCCAGCTTCGACAAGCCGACGATGCGCGCGTCTGGCAGATACGCGATGTGGGCTTCGCCCCAGTACACCTCGAGATGGTGTTCGCAACGCGACGTGTAGGCGATGTCCTTGATGATGACCATCTGGTCGTGTGGCCGCGTCGTGTTGTCGAACGTTGTCAGAGGGAACTCTGGTTTGCGGTATCCCGCCGCCCATTCGGTTTCCCACGCCGCAACGACCCGCGCCGGCGTTTGCAGCAAGCCTTCCCGGTCGGGGTCTTCGCCGATATAGTGCAGCAGGGTGCGGATCGCTTGCACGGCATCTTCGTAGGTCGGGCTGTCCGATGTCATCGTCACGCCTAAATTCATCGTCGGATCAAACATCACATTATACCGCTTTCGATCATGACCTCATCGAGCGCCGTCGCGATGATGCGCGAGGTCGAATGGCCGTAGATCATCGCTTCAGGATCGTGCGCGAACCATTTCGCCGCTTGATAGGCGCGCTTTTCGCGGCGGTAGCCGGCTTCGTCGCCGACAAAGTACGCGAAGGAAATCAGCACGTGGTCGTGGTTCGACCGGTACAGCACGGGGTGCTGTGTTCCACTGGCGCCGGAAACCAAGTACAGGGTAAACGAACTGTCCGGCCATGGCGGCACGTCGGGCAGCGCCGTGTTGTCAAGAAAGCCGCGCCGAGGCACGAACCGCACCGGCGCCTTGGCGGCGATGCGCTCCGTCATCTCTTGGTACGATTTGACCGTCAGCAAGCCGCGCGCCGCTAGCATGCGCGCCAGGATGCCGCGCTCTTCGTCGGTCCCGGGGTATCGCTTCTCGGTGATCGTCCGGTCGTCGAACATGTCAGGCTTGATGCCGTGCTTGGCCAGCAAGGCTTCCGCCGCTTCAGGATCGGCGAAGTCGCGGATGTCGCGCTTGTTGCCGGTGGCGCGCTTGTTGCCAAAGCCCACGGTCGTGCCGTCCGTCAGGCGGAATTGCCCGAGCACTTGCGAAATGTAGAACCACGACGAACTGTCGCAGCTATGCCAAGGAAAGGCGCTGAGCGATGTTTCGTGCGTATCGCCTAGCGCATGCACCCGGATCAATGGCAAGCCGTCCTTGTTGACTAGCCGCGCCCACATCAGTTCGTACCATTGGCGGCGTTGCTGCTTTTGCGGCAATGACAGACCGGCCAAGCCTAGATACGTGCAGCCGGCGTCGAGGTACTTGTCGATCCACCGGATGTCTTCGCCTTGGTGCAGCACCGCCATGGGGTCCAAGCCTTCAGCGCGCATCGCTTGCCAGTTGGCAAAGCTGTCACGTGCCGCCCGGTCGGTGTCTTGCGGCAGGATCACGTCCAGCGCGATGCACTGCTTGATCCACGCCATGTTCTCGTGCAGGAACTCGATATAGTCGGCAAGCCGGATCCGGACGCCGGAACGGTAGGTGCTCCAGGCGCCCGAATCCATCAAGATTTTTGGCTGATACATGCGCGCCTTGTTCGTGATGCTTGCCGTTGTGGCTCGCGCTTCCGGTATGATACTGGCGTTTCGCCGCCGTGCTGATGGCTCGCGCTGGGATTGTGGTACACGCTTCGCGCCTGGCTTCGCGCTTACCTCAATGGCTACGCCGCTATTATACGGCAAGCGGCGCGGCGATGCACTCGACCGATGCCACGTCGATATCCACCGGAATGCGGCTGTTGAACAGTTCGACCAATAGCCGCAGCCGTTCCGCCGTGGACAGTTCGACCAGGGCGATGCGTTCCGCGAACGGCCCGTGCTTGATGCGGACCATCGTCCCGACCGGAATCTCATCGCCGGCGGAAGGCAGGTCAGGTTCTTCTTCGGTCCGGATGCGCAGCCGCCGCAATTCTTCGATAAACGCCAGCTCGTAAGGACGGTTGTAGCCGTTGTCGCTTGGTATCGTGAGTAGCCGCCGCACCCCGGTCGTGCCGTTGATCGGCGACCAGTTGCGCTCTGGTTCTAACTCGATGAACACGTAGCCGGGAAAGGCTGGTTTGACCGCGTAATGGCGGTACTTGTTCCGGACAAGGAAGAACGGATAGAAGCAAACAAAGCCTTGCCGCCGCAAGTGGCGGATCGCCTGACTTTCGGCACGTGGCAAGGTCTGTGCGCAGGACCAGAAGCACGACACGGTCGCATTTTCCTTAAGGACATTTCGGCCGGGTGGTTTCTGGTTATTGGGGCGGAGCACGGACACTAGCGGCGGGCAAGGATGATGGCAAGCCGTTGTTTTAACGGCCTGCCATCAAAGACGCGCCAGCACATTGATACTTACATCCGATATGGCTATGTCCACGCTAGCGCCATTCAGAGCGTGCAGGAAGCGCGGAAAGAACTATTGCGGTGGGTAGGTAGCATTTTTTGCTTGCGCGCATCAGCGGCTTCCGCATAGCCTCTCATGCAGAAGGCCAGCAAGTTTCGGCTTGCTGGCCTTCAGACGGATCGTAGCGACGCTCTAGCGATCCTGTCCTTGCGGCGCAGAATATAGCCGCAATCAGGCAGATCGTCAAGTGGCGCTCGAGCCGGAAGACCACGGCTTTACCACGATGGCGACGCGCCGATTTCGTCGTAAACGCCCTGGCATAGCGAGCCTCATACGTCTTTTGGGGTGCGTAGAGGATCGGTTACCCCGGTCGGCCCCGCTGCTCGCCGTTCGTGCTGGACCCAGTAAGCTGGGCGTCAGGTGTTTAGGAAAGGGCGCGTTACCTGAACACGAACGTCAACCAAAAGCCCACCGATGGCATCCTTGTCGTACCGGAACCTTGGCTTGGATGTACAGTGCCCGTCATGTGGTCAGCACAGGAAACGAGGGAGTATAGGGTAACCGGCCCCTCGCCGCTTCGTGCGGTTGTGCAAAGGTCCGGGCGCATGCATGTGCGCACAACAACACCACGCCCTTGCGCATCGAAGACGTTCAAAAACGTCGTTAGATGCCGCAAGGGCGTGGTGTGCACATTGCATGGCTCGCCTACGATGCCGTCCAAAGGCAGTCAGAGCGCTGTAGCCGCAAAGCATGCTGCTAGAGTCGCTGCTTGCGTAGCTGTGGAAGCAGTTGCTAGAGTCGCTGCTTGCGTAGCTGTGGAAGCAGTTGCTAGAGTCGCTGCTTGCGTAGCTGTGGAAGCACTGCACTAATGGGAGGATTCCGTTTAGAGTCGCTGCTTGCGTAGCTGTGGAAGCAGTTGCTAGAGTAGCTGTAGAAGCATGCTGCTAGAGTAGCTGCTTGCGTAGCTGTGGAAGCGTCCAGAATGAGCAGAAAAGGCAAAGGCAAACGCAAACGCAGAGTAGCCATCGAAGGCGGTCAACCTTGTCCTAAATGCGGTCGCCCGATGCAGCGTTTCCGGCATGCCGACGAATGGCGTCCTTCCCCAAGCAAGAACCAAAAGTTCTGCTTCGCATACTGGGACCGCTGCTTTCCTTGCGGCCATATTCAGCTCTATGAGATCGCCAAGCGGACCGGGTACATGCGGCGGCGGGATTGACCATGCGGCGGGAACGCGCTTTGCGGTACGCGCTCGAGATCGCGCGTCGTCTGCATGCCGTCCAAGGGTTTGTCGCGACGCCGGGTTGCGAGTTTGATGCTTACCAGATCAGCCGGGTCTGGGTATTTGGTTCAACGGCCAAAGGATCACCCGAACCCAATGATCTGGACATCTTGATCGACATGCATTCCGTTGGAATGCTTCAACTCTATACCGAAGGAAGACGATTGGATAAATATAAATGGAAAGCTTACCGTATCAAAGTGTGCCACTCTGGAAGTAATGAAGTTTTGAAATGGTTGACAAAAGGCATGCAAAAAGTTTCCCGTCATGTCCTGCATGACGAGGCGGCTGTTATCGATGTCAAATACCTGATATATCCGAGGTGGGAGTTGCCTGATCCGCAGGTTTAGAAGTGAACCGCTTCGCGCAGTTGATTTACCAGCCGCATAACTTCGTCAATCCGGCCCGTCCGGATGAGTTCGGCAGGGGAGACGCCACTAAGCAGGCTTTGGGGTGCGAAAATCCATTGTCGTGCTTCGTTCGGTTCATAAAAATCTGCAAGCTGGTCGATGATATATTCCAGTTCGGTGGCTTGGCGGACGGCATTCGGGCTGCGGGATTTGGTGGTCATCTTAGGCTCCTTCGGCATTCGTTTCCGTCAAGACGGTCGGCTTCCTGGCCTATCGGATCGGCGGCGTCCGTTCGAGCTTCGATAGTTGGCGTACAGGGCACGTAATTCTTCGTTGCTGAAATTGTCGCCAACCACGTCATTGGCGGCGATTTCCGTCGCGATCTTGCTGTAGAACCCGCCAAGCTTGGCGCAGTCGGCGCCGGTGCAGTATTTCAGCTTCTTGCCGATGATCGTGTCGGATTCCAGCAGGTTATTCAGGATCACGTTCTTGATCCGGGCAAGTTCGTCTTGTTCTTGCTGCTGCCGGGCTTCGTGGCGCGCCGCCAATTCTTCCCGGCTGGCCGGATGACGCGCCCGGACGATGGCGGGCAAATTCATGCCGAAGTAGTTGCGAAGGACAAACCTTGTGTAATCCTTGTAGTCAGGGTCATCGAGCATCTTGCTTGTGAACAACTCTGTGAGTTGGTCTTTGGTCTTTCGCGGGTGATCGCGCAGCAAGATCGCGATCAATTCATTTACGGTGCGGCGGCTGATCGTGTCCGTTGTCATGTAAGGCCTTTCTCCGTTGTCTTTGTTGCACTGCTTTTTGGCGCTGAAGCCAGAGTTGCCGGCGGTTAGGCGCCTGGCGGTTGGACGACCTAGGCTTGACGCGACGCGGTGGTTCCGCGCCGCCTGACGGCGCGTCAAGCAAACCAAGTTCCCTGACCGCTTGGGCGACCAATCTGTCGTCCCTTGTCGGCGGGTTCGCTTGCGGGGCCGACTTGAACCAAGGAAGCGTCGCCGCCGCCGCCACTTTTTGACTTGCCGGCAGTTCGACTCTGACACCGTTGATCCAACTGTATTTCTGTGTCGCCGCCCAGCCTTTGGCATCGTGGTCGTACTCGGTCACGAACCTGTCCCAGTGCGGTCGGTTCGCTGAAAAGCGGGCGAAAAGTTCGGGGTGTTTATCGACCAATCGATCCGCAAGCTGGTATACGTACTCGGCGTGGGCGTCCGGGCCTTGCGACGTATAGTTGAAATAACGCAGATACCGGGCGATGATCATGGTCAAGAAAGAAGCAGATTTATGAATCTGCTCGAAGGTGCCGTCCGGTAAAGTCCTGAATTGAGTGTGCTTGTATTTATTGTAAATCATTTCAAGGGCTCCGCGCATAACGACAGGGCGTCGTGGATCATCTCTCGGAAATAACTCGACCTCTTGGGCGCGCGTGACTGTCTTGTAGACAGATGCCCTGACTAAAGGCACGCCACGCCGGCGCGCATAGTTATTCAAGGCCTTGTCTGATGTCAGGATCGCTTCTGTGACTAAGGCCCTTAATTGGGCTTCAAGCTTATAACGCGCGGTGGCGGCTTCTCCCTCGACGCGCGCGAGATCGGCAATTGTCTCCCGAAGTTCTTTTAGTGTCATGGCGATGATCGTTTGCTTACGGCGTTGCAAAGATTTTCGACATACGAACCCCAAGTTTCCAATGCGAGTCTACATTCCTGAGGACGTTGCAGCCGGTGGTGGATCGCCGCGATTCCCCGAGGCGGTGCATGATTAAGCACTTGGGCGGCGACATGCGGCGGAATGCCAAGCTTCGCCATGCCGACCGCCGCCGTGCGCCGCAGATCATGCAGCCGCCAACCATCGACACCCATCAGCTTGGCGATCCGGGCCTTTGCATGGGCAAAGCCGGTGACCGGCGCGTCGCCGTTCCAGGAGAACACAAAGTCAGGCTTGCCCGGTGCTGGCTCGGACCGCTTCAAGCCGTCGAACACGTCAAGCGCAAGGTCGCTTAGAGGCACATCGTGTTGCTTGCCGTTCTTTGTGCGCTGGCCGGGGATATGCCAAACCTTGTTCTTCAGGTCGAGTTCAGACCACTGCATGCTGCCGACTTCGCCGCGCGGCTGCGCTGTCAGCAGCAGCAATTGGTAGAGCGGGCCGAATGGCCAGCCGATTTCACCGCAAGCGTGCCAAAAGCTGATGATTTCGGTATCGTCTAGAACGCGGTCGCAGCTTGGTAGCTTCGTTACAGGCTTTGAGACACCGAATGTTGGATCGGTCGGCACAGTGGCGTTGGCGACCGCCCAGCCGAAGACGCGCCTGACGACGGCAAGCAAATTGTTGGCTTGGTAGTTCGCTTTGCGAACCGCCAGAAGTTGCAGCACATCGGTCTTACAGATGTCGTGGACTGGCTTGTCGGCGAAGAAGCTTTCAGCCTTGCTCAACAGCCGCTTAGTTTGCGCCGCCGTGCTTGGCTTCGTGTTGCGGTGGACGTACTCGATCATGTACTGCTCGGCGAGCTTGCCGAAGGTGACGGCATTCGTTCTGACGACCTGCTCTTGCTGGTCGCGCTGCTTGACCGGATCGATGCCACGCCGCGCCATGTCGATGGATGCCCGGGCGCGATTGCGCGCTTCGTCCACGTCGGGGATCACCGCCATCGTGCCGATGGTTTCGCACCGTTCCTTGCCGCCGCGAACGCGGTATTGCGCGATCCATGTCTTGCGGCCTCTTGGCGACACGCGCAAACCAAAGCCGGCAAGGTTCGTGTCGAAATAGGTGACCGCGATGCCGCCGATAGGCGGGCGAAGGCGCTCGCAGGAAAGTTGGGTCAGAGTCTTTTTAGGCACTATGCCGCCGATTGATCGAGCGACTTTTCGTACAGATCGGCTAGATCGTTGACGACTTGCAGCTTGTTACGGATGCGGCGGTTCGCATTGTGCACGATGAAACCTTCGGCCCACTTCTTCCAGGCCCACGGTTCGCCGCGTTCGTCGTTTCCCGCTTCTTTTGCGGTGACCATGCGGCGCATCTCGGAATAGCACTTGCCAAGCGCTAGCAGATCATGCCGGACATCGGCGCTGCCAGTCAGCAAGGCGGCAAGCTGCGGCTGTTGCGGACCTTCGGCATAAAGTTGCTTCAAAAGGCTAGCGCGAAGTTCTTGGCGGGCCTTGTTGTTGACCTTTCGGGCTTCTTCCACCGTCAAGTTCGCCCGGACAGATTTTTTCTTAGTAGGCCGGCGCGAGAACATGTCGCTTAGGTCGTGCTGCTCTTGTTCCTTCAACCGCTCGCGCCGTTTCTGCTCGGCATCATATTGCTGGGCCTTGGCCAGTTCCCTTCTGACGCGTTCGGCATCGGTTTGTTTCAGCACCGTTGCGATCCGATGACAGATGCTAAGATCGATGTTTAGTTTCCAGAGGCACCAGTCGGCTAGCTGTTCGTCGCCGAGTTCGCGTTGTACATTGGCTAGCTCGGTAAAGAACGAACTGTAAAAATTGCGGCCCTT